TTATACTTTAACAACGGTGGCGAGGCAATTGTTGGCTGGAATATGTCAACTGGTGTTAGTCGTGGAAGCGCGATTGATTTAGGTACATCTGGCGTAAACTTCAAAGACCTCTACCTCTCCGGCGGCGTGTATCTCGGCGGCACTGGTTCGGCTAATCTGCTGGATGATTATGAGGAAGGGACGTGGACGCCAGCGCTTACAGCAACAGGTGGAGGTGCTACAATCGGGTACAGCAGTCAAGTAGGGAAATATATAAAAGTTGGAGGGTTGGTGACGGTTTGGTGCCGCATAACGTTAAGTTCTGTTTCTGGGGGGTCAGGAGATGCCAAAGTTAGCGGATTACCGTTTTCGGTTGAAAACACTGAGGCGATGCGGGGAAATAGTCATGTGATGCTAGACCAACTGGCCGCTGACCGCCGCCAAACATCTATTCAGGCTGACCCTAATGCCACAACTTTAGGTTTGATAAGGGACTCTGGTTCTACTAGTAGTCACTTAGCAGTTCCATTTAGTGATATGACCGCCAACACTGATGTTAGATTTCAATATTCCTACAGAACATCATAACCCCTACCGTCACTGGATGTGGCGGCAGACAGTCCATAGCCAAAGGAGATAAAAATGGCACTAACAGAAGAAAGCGTAGTCGATAAGATTGAAGTGGTAGGTGACTACAACCACGTTCAGGTTCGCACCGCCACCGTTATCAAGCGTGATGGCGTTGAGATTAGCCGTTCTTTTCACCGCCACGTCATTGCCGCTGGCGATGATTACAGCGGCGAAGACAGCAAGGTGCAGGGCATTTGTGCGGCTGTACACACACAAGACGTGATTGATGCGTATGCCGCGCATCTCGCAGAACAGGAGTAAACTATGGCAATTCAATGGACTTTCCCACAACTCGACTACGCACCATCTGAGGGTGATTTATCTCAGGTAGTCAAAACCGTACACTGGCGTGCCTCTAAGGTTCACGCAACAGCGGTAAACGATGAAGGCTCACCTATCTCAGCAACAGCATACGGCACTGCCTCTGTCGGCGATGCAAGTGCTGACAGCTTCACGGCCTTCGATGACCTGACGCAAGAGCAAGTAAAAGGCTGGGTGCTGGCATCTCTCGATAAGACTGAGGACGAGCTTGAGGCGATGCTTGACGCACAGATGGAAGCGCAAATCAATCCTCCGATTGTCGGCGGCACACCAGCAGGGTGGTAGCAATGAAACAGAACGTGGACATACCGCTTGCATCAATAGGCATCACCGCACCGATATGGCTTGAGCCTCTCAATCTGTGGCTGGGGCTGGTGCTGGTGAGCTTGTCTATCGTTCTTGTTGGCTTACGCATCTGGGCCATTCTAAGAGAAAACAAATGAAGGTGCTGGTCTTCCTCATTATCACGATAACACCTGCCGGTGATTTTGAGGTGACCAGTGATGTTGTTCAAGTATGCCCGGACAAGGTGCGCTTCTTCGAGGCAATGAACCGGCGCCAGGCACAAGGTGAGATCCGGGGCTGGAATGCCACATGCACTGCATTTGATGTGGCACAAATGATGGGCGTGACGTCATAAACAGGTCATTAAAGATATTATGGTACTAGTTGTGAAGCATTGACTACTGTATTCCTGCTGATGATGTATCTGGGAACAGGCGATGAGCGGAGAGAGGTTAAGACCAATCTCCGTTTTTATTCTGTCATCGAATGCAACTTTTTTGCGAAGGAACTGGCGCGGCGGTATGGCAACTATGTCCACCGGGACTGGCTCGATGCCCGGGACAGGGTGACGGTTTACTGCGTTCCTGATATAGTGGACCCAGCAACAACGAAGGTGTACTGATGGACCCGGTAACAGCAATGGCAACCGCTTCAGCGGCGTTCTCAGCCCTCAAGAAGGGCTTTGCCATTGGCCGCGATATCGAGAGTATGGTCAGCGATCTCAGCCGCTGGATGAGCGCGATATCGGACATAGAGCAAGCTGAGAAGGAAGCGAAGAACCCTCCCATCTTCAAGAAGCTGTTTGCCGGGCAGTCCATTGAGGCACAAGCTCTTGAGGCGTTTGCCGCAAAGCGGAAAGCCCAGCAACAGCGCGATGAGCTGAAGACATACATCCAGTACACGATGGGCCAGTCTGCGTGGGATGAGCTGATCCGGATGGAGGGGCAGATCAGAACTCAAAGAGCTGAGACACTCTACCGCCAGCGCGAACGCCGTCAGAAGTTCATCGAGATCCTTGTGCTGTCGATAGCTTGCATTATTGGCATTGGGTTTTTCGCTGTGGTAGTATATGCCGGGTTAAAAAACAGAGGTATAATCTAGTAGGTGATCACAGAAACCACCACTGGACTGGCGGCAGAATATATAGCCGCTGCCGCAATACTGGAGCTGGGATGGCGCGTGTCGATGGCCCAGCAGGATAGGGTTGACCTTGTGGCTTGGAGCGAAGATCAGTTCCTGCGCGTTCAGGTCAAGGGTTCAAACATAAGGCATAACAATGGACATGCGGCTGGCTACCATTTTCAACTGGGTTGTGGATCTACTAAAAAGAAACTACCATCGAGGGATGATTACGATGTTATGGCGCTTGTGGCAATACCGGCCCGGAGAGTATTATTCTTCCCGGTTGAAGCTATACAACAGTATACAAAACGTGCTACGCCCAAGCGCTTTGAAGACCCGGATATTGAGATTGATAGCTGGGCTAAAACGCTGGAGGTCATAAATGCTAGACGCAAGTGAGAAGCTGATACAGCAGGTCAAAAGGCATGAGGGCGTGAAGCTGGAACCTTATCGTTGCAGTGCCGGGAAGCTCACCATAGGCGTTGGCCGCAACTTGGACGATGTTGGTATTAGCGAACGTGAGGCAGAGTTTTTACTGATGAATGATTTACAGAAAGTGATCGATCAGGCGCGCCAATACAGTTGGTACGACAAGCTGAATGATCCGCGCAAGGCGGTGATCCTGAATATGATCTTCAATATGGGCGCCGGTGGTTTTTCTAAGTTCAAGAAGACGCATCAGCTCATTGAGGAAGGTGACTATTCTGAAGCATCCATAGAGATGCTGGACAGCAGGTGGAGTGATATGGTGGGACGGCGCGCTATCGAACTCAGCCGACAAATGGATACAGGTGAATGGCAGGACTGACATGATTGGAATATTAGGCAAGATACTTGGCAGCGGTGACGTCATCAAACAGGGCTTATCTCTGATTGATGATATGCATACCAGCACTGAAGAAGAGATCGCCGCGAAGAGCAAGGCGAAAATAGATCTCATGAACGCATACGCGCCATTCAAATTGGCCCAGAGATATCTGGCGCTGATGTTTGGTGGCACCTTCCTTGGCAGTTATGTGATCGTGCTGACGATGACGATCACCGGCCACGGAGATCCGGATGCGGTGACCAAGGTGATGGAGCAGTTCAGCATTAACTATGCAATGCTGATTATTCTGGGCTTCTACTTTGGCGGCGGTGTCGTGGAGAGCTTCAAGCAAGCCCCTAAAAAGTAAGGGGGCCGAAGCCCCCTCACCCTAGCTCTCATCAATCATTTTGAGGCTTAGTGTTTTTTGCCGCGAGATACTCTCAGGCTTGGCAGGGACTACCTTCTCCGGTTGGGCGCGTGTCTTCCGCATAGGCCACTTGATGATATATCTTGTGGTACCTATCACGGTTGTGGCTTCGGTATTGTCACCCATAATCTCTTTAAGCGATGCCTCGATCTGGTCTATGTCCCATTCGGCCTGGCGCTTCCTATCCTTGGCTTCAGACAGGTCGAAGGCCAAGCGCTGGGCGCCTTGGATCGTATCCAGATCCAGCGGCTCAACATCAGGATCAGCATCAGCATACGCAAAATTGCCATCATCAGAAGACAGCACCGGATACTTTTCACCGCTCTTGCGCTTGTACTCGAAGTCTTCCACGGCCTCTGCGATGCGGCGTTGTATGTGAGCATCTGCCTGGTAGACGAAGATCCGCAGCTCAATGCCCTGATACAGGGTGGCAATGCATCCCCATTTGAAACCGCCGCACATCATTTGCCCTTGTAATTGCCACGGTCCACGATGTGGCGGCGGCTGATCTTCTGGCCGGGCTGATGTGAGTTTAGCTTCCATCACTCCGATAGTGCTGATGTCGATCTCTTCCGCGTTGACGCAGTAGATACCGGCAGCGGCATCAGTCTTGATGGTGCCATTGCCAACGCCCAGACCATCGAGGCTTGCGGCAAGCTGTAAGCTGTCGTGAAAGTAAGGCTTGTCGATATTGACCTCATGATTGCGAAGGCCAAGGCGCTGTGCCGCCTGATCCAGAATGACCGGCTCAAGGCGGTCACCCCAGCTTGTGGCTTCGTTTCCATTAAAGCTGGATGTAACAGCGCCGGTGACCTCTGCCAGCAGCTCATTCGGCGTGGTGTAGGGTGACAGGCCCATCAGTGCCGGGATCCGGCTGGCTGAAATCATATTGTCAGGTGTAAGTTTTCCGACCATTTTATCTCTCCCTTTTCTGGTACATGTCGGGTGCGTATTGGTTCCAGATCTTGTGATCCGGATCCAGATCCATTGCTATGCGCTCTAGCTGGATGTGCCTCTTGTGGCCATTCGACCAGCGCGGACTGCTATACGCATCACAGAAATCATAAAACCAGTCATGCGCTTTTAGAGCCTTGGTATATTCTTCAATGTCCATTGTGTTCACCTATCAGTAAGGATTGTATTTGGCGAAGCATCCCAGCTTTACTGGTTGCTTCAATGCGCTGGATGTCAGCTTCCTTGACACGGCGGCCGGAATGCTGGCGCCAGTGATCCTTTGCCTCAACAGCGGTTGAGAAAAGGTAGCCGGGTGCATCACCCAGATGCTGGCCCCGGTCCCAAAGGATCACGCACGATGGCGTGATCCGTGCCGGTTTATTGTACTCTTTCATGATCAGCTCCCGGCCATAACAAGGAAGAGCCACATCATGCCGATAGTCATTGCACAAGCAATAAGGCCACCGACAATCTCGAAGATTGTCTCAGCGCGTGATGGCTGAGACTGGATCTTGTCGCGATCTTCGATCCACGTTTTAATTCTAACATTCATTATAATGCTCCCTTTATAAGATTAGAGACAGTGGCAGCATGCCACCGGTTGCCCATTGCGGACGGAATGCCAGCATCGTTGAGGGTGCTGGCAATATCGCGCAAGCTGGCACCACCTGCGCGTAATTTGGAAACGATGGGCCACGCCTTGACGCGCACGGCGTCAGTCTTGGCGGCGCGGAGTACACCGGCGGCACGACCACCGGCGCGAGGGTTTGGTGATCCCAGCTCTTGGCCGCGCGCCTTGGCGGCCTTGAGAGCTTCCTTGGTGCGCTCAGAGATCTTGCGCGCTTCCCATTCTGCGAAGACTGCGGCCATCTGAAGGAAAGTGCGATCAGCTTCCGGCATATCTGCGGCCACGATATCAACACCGCTCTCGAGAAGGCCAGTGATGAAATGCACGTTACGCGCCAGGCGGTCCAGCTTGGCGATGACCAAGGTGGCGCCGGTGCGCTTGCATTCGGCCAGCGCTTCGGCGAGCTGTGGCCGGTTGCACTTGCGTCCGCTCTCAATTTCTGTGAATGAGGACAGGACGCCGGTGCTGCCCACAAAGGCGGCAACGGCGGCCTGTTGCGCTTCGAGGCCAAGGCCGGACTGGCCCTGGCGCTGAGTTGATACGCGGTAATATGCGATGAACTGGGTCATTATGCAAAAATCCTCTTAAACTTTTCCCATTCAGCAAAGTCATCATCAGACAACTTGAGCATTTCGTATGCCGCCAAAATCTCATCGACAATAGAATTAAAATTTTCAGTGTCATGCACGATGTAATCGAAGCATAATTTTTGAGCCTCACGGCTATTAAAATCAAAGCCAGCTTCAGACAAGTCTTGGCGAAGGGAATCAAGGCGAATGCCAAATGAAAGCGCTTCGTCCCGGGGCAATTCTGCAAAAATCAACCAACGATCTAATTTATCAATTATATTTTCCATCTTTTTTTTCTCCTCTGTTTCCGGGCAGATCTCTGCCTCAGGTACTTTTATGGACCTATTCGATGTGTATGTCAAGCGATTGTGTACATATTTTTTTGCAGGTGTTGTGTATTTTTTTCCGGGGTGTACTGTTTCGTTGTGTAGCAATGGGAGCCGCAACATGAAACCCGGGGGTGGCCGTATCAAAGGCCGACAGTTTGAATATCTGGTAGCAAAAGACCTTGAGGCAGACCTTGGCATCAAGTTTCAGCGCGTCATCGAGCAAACGCGCGAAGCTGAGTTGTCGGATCTGGAGCCGGTTGATTGCCCCAACTTTCCTTTTGTACTTGAGCTGAAGCGATATGGCACCGGCACCTATTCCCGGCCAGCTTGGTGGGATCAGGTGTGCGCGGCGGCAAGCAAGGCCGGTAAATATCCAGCGCTGATCTATCGCTACGACAGATTGCCGGTCAGGTGCCGGGTTCCGATACAGGCGCTGGTAGGGCTGTCGATGTATGAACCGGCGGCAGATAAAAACGAACAGTACGACTGGCGCTATGCCGCAGATCTGGAATGGGACACGTTCATGATGGTGTGCCGGGAGATTATGGCTGATGTATGAGACCGACAAGGACCGGCTGAACGAACAGCGCTTGATCACGGCCATCGAAGAGGCATTTGGTTTCAAGGTTACCAGCCTACCGGCAAAGTACAATCTGGATGCTATTGCGTGGAAGGAAGGCGAGGCCAAGTGCTTCTTCGAGTTCAAGAGCCGGACGGTTGCCAGCACAAAATACAAGACAGCGGTGGTGAACCTGCACAAGGCCATTGCCGCCAACAACCTGTCACAGACCACCGGCCTTAAGTGCTGGCTGGTGTGTGAATGGACGGATATGGTGGGATGCATCGACTTTGCGTCCCCCTTCGAGATTGGTGTAGTGGGCGCCAGGACAGACCGCAATGATCCAAGGGATGCGGATCTGTTTGCTCACTATCCAATAGCCGGGTTCAGAGATCTGAACCTATTCTGAAACTGACGTTATCGTATAGGAGTTGATGTTATGGCGTTAGGATTTAATACTGAAAGCACAGGTGGGGGCGATATCCTGCCTATCGTTAAGTATGATGCAAAGGCCGGGGATTTCATCCGGCAGGACCGGGTGCAGGATGCGTCCGGGCAATGGATGAAGGATGAGGCAGAGCTGCCAACCCCCTTCAAGTTTGCAATGGATATGGACACGCTCGAGGTCGGATGGCTGTCATTCCAGTCAGGCGCTCCGGATTTCCGGATGGTGAAGCTGGGTGAACCTATGCCAGCAAAGCCTGAAGGTGATTTCAAAAACGCCTTCCGGGTGAGGATCGGATCCAAAGAGCTGGGTCTGCGTGAGTTCAGCCATTCATCCAAGACGATGCTTCGCGCAATGGATGAGCTTCACAACCAGTATGAGGCTGAGAAGAGCAACAACCCCGGCAAGACGCCGGTGGTTGAGGTCAGCGGTACAGTTCCAATTAAGGTAACGACACCGCAGGGTGAGCTGCGCTTCAAGGCGCCACAATGGAAGATCGTGGCGTGGGTGGACAAGCCCGACCTCTTCGCAGGAAAGGCGGCGCCAGAGCCGGTCGCTCCAGAGCCAGCGTCCCCGGCGGCTCTGTCGGATGACGATTTGTTCTAAGCGCTAGCCTAGTGGCGGCCCGGTTGCTCCCTGGCCGGGCCGTCACGCAACAGGGGGCAGGGGGCAAGAGGATAAGCTATGACAAACATATCAGCATATGCCGAAACGGTGGCAACGCACTACTGGGGACAACCAACAGCGCGCCGTGGGCATGAACTGCGTTGGGGAACGCACGGATCCAAGAGCCTCGATCTCAAGAAGGGAACGTGGTTCGATCATGAAAACAATGAGGGCGGTGGCGTCATAGATCTGGTGCGGAAAATGGAAGGCGCTGGTCTGGCGTCTATTCCTGACGTGCTGGAGCGGCGCTTCGGCATTGCCAAGCAGACACAGAAGGCGCTGCAACCGGCACGGTATCTAGCTAAGTGCTATGACTACTATAATGCGGACGGTGAGCTGGCTTATCAGGTCCAGCGCTTTGAGCCTAAAACCTTCCGGCAGCGTCAGCCTGATGGCAAGGGCGGCTGGATCAACAACATGAATGGCGTGGAAGCCCTGCCATACAACCTGCCAGCTATTATGCTAAATCCGAACAAAACTATCTTCATCGTTGAGGGCGAGAAGTGTGCCGACAAATTAGCTACTTTAGGCGCTATAGCTACTACGTCACACGGTGGTGCAGGTAATTGGAAGCCGGAGCTGAACCAGTATTTCAAGGGACGCAAGGTGGTGGTGCTACCGGATGCTGATCAGGCCGGTGACAAGCATGCCAAGGTGGTGATTGCTAATCTGATGGCCGTGGCCAGTGAAATCAGGCGCGTGGACCTGCCAGGGCTGACGGATAAGCAGGATGTTTACGACTGGTTCGATAATGGCGGCTCTGTCGAGGCACTCAGGGCGCTTGTGAAGGGCGCTGAGATACTTACCACCGCAGAGGTGCCAGATCCTGTCAGTGAGCCTGAAAACGCCGGGAATGACGTTTTCCTTACTTTTGATGAGCAGTATCTCATGTCTATGCCGCCGGTTGAGTGGATGGTGGAAGGTTTACTGACCCGGCACGGTTTCGCGGTCATGTACGGCGCTCCGGGCACCGGTAAATCGTTCTTGGCGATAGACGTGGCAATGTCACTGGCACACGGCAGGGATTGGCAGGGCCGGGATACGAAGCAGGGCGCTGTGTTGTATATTGCCGGTGAAGGTGTTGGCGGCCTGGGCAAGCGCGTGAAGGCGTGGCGCTTGCATAATAAGATTGACGGCGCCGGTGAGCTGATCGTGCTGCCGACAGCGGTAAATTTCCGTGAGCAGGAACAGGTTGAAAAGCTGATGCGTACCATTGATGCGCTGGGCAAGAGCTTTTCCTGCGTGGTGGTGGACACGGTGGCCAGAGCATTATTGGGCGGCGAAGAGAACAGCGCCACGGATATGGGCCTGTTTGTGGCGGCGTGTGACGCTATAAAAGCGCATTGTGGTTGCGGTCTGCTGGCCATACATCACGCAAACAAGACGGCGTCAGGCGGCATCAATTCGATGCGCGGATCATCAGCTCTGGCCGGTGCGGCTGATACGGTGATCGCCGTCAGCAAGCAGGAAACACTAGTGACGGTGACGATGGACAAGCAGAAGGATGCCGAACCCATCGAGAAAATGGTGTTTGAAATGGTCAGCGTGGCGTTGCCGGGTGACACAAGCATCATTATGAAAGAGACGGATCAGTCTCCGTCAGGTGGCGGTCATAGACTATCGCCAAGGCAAGAGGTGGCGCTCAGATCGCTTAAAAATCTGATGGCAGATAGGGGCCAGCCGACCGTCAGAAAGGATGACTGGGTGGACAGACATAAGGTTGATGCGTCCGATTTACCCTCTCCAAGGCGCGCAGATGCGCGTCAAGCGCTAGTCGATAAGCGGATCGTATGTGAAGAAGGTGGGAATGTATGGATTACAATGAGTTAGAGGGAAATATACGGTGGATACGGTCACATACGATCGTACACCGACCGTATACGGTCGATACGGTCACCCTTAAGGGACCGTATCGTACGTATGTATCGTATCGTATGGGGGCATCGTATGGCTAGAAGAGTGGTAAAAGCTGATAGAGGCATGAAGGCGGTAATGCGGCGTCAGCAGGAACGCCTCAGTCAGTTGGAATATGATCGGATCCAGAATGCGCTGGTTGAGCATGATAGAGTTGTGGCTGAATATGAAGGGCGCTGGGGTATTGATAGATTGCAGGAGCTGGTCAGTCAGGAATTGCGTGAGAAGTTCTATCAGCAGCGTGGCAAGTTGAATGCCGCAATAGATGCAAATGATGGTAAAGAGGTCCAGCATCAGGTGCAGGTCATGCTTCGGGCTTATGCAGCTCTTGAGAAGGCGGCGAAGGATGCCGGGCAGAAAGAGCTTACAGGTGAGTATTGGGAAATGGTGATGCCGGATGATCGCGTCCTGGCGGTTACGAAGACAATGGCCGAGAGCGGAAAGGTGACGAAAGACAACCCGAGGCTGGTGGTGTACAGCTTGGAAGAGATCGCCAACATCCTGTACGCCCGGCACAAAGAGAAGCTGAACAAGATTGAAAAGGTAAAGGCGGTGTTTCCGGGCGCCGCAGTGACTGAGGTGAAACCTGCAATAGAGGAA